GGTGGCGTGGGCAATTTCAGGGGTGAGGCCCGCCGTCAACCCGCCCGTGGCCGCGCCGTAGAGCAGACCCTTGGAAACACTGGTGCCGCCAGCCACTGCGGTGCCCGCGCCCGCCACCGCGCCCACAGCCGCACCCGCCGCAACATCTCCTACGATAACCGCCGCGTCGCCAATGATGCTGGCGGTAGCTGCGGTCACGGCGGTGGCTATGGCGGTACCAACGCCGAACTCTGTCGCCGCTGCTGCTATCGCTATGCCTACCAGCGGCGGCATCATTGCACCTTTATGGTCATTTGATACGCGGGCCGCATTTGCTTGCCGTCATTGATCGTCGTCTGTTTCAGAGACACCGGCAACCCAGCCATCTTGACCAACTGCGCCATGTTGGCGTCCGTCAGCGTGGAAGTGATAGTGGTGAACCCATTGGTCTTGGCCCATTGGTAGGCCTGCTGAAACCGATGCACCAGCGTTTTTGGGCTGTCCTCGGTATAGAGATGCACGTCCATCACGCCAGGCCCCTTCTGGGTGGCGAGAAACACCGTGTTACCGAACTGAATCGGACGTGCGATCTTCTTCTGGATCAGGGACGCAATCGCATTGACGTGAATGGCGGTTGCCTTCGGATTGCCCGTCTGCTGCATCACATAGTCCTGAATGATATTCAGGGTTTTCTCGCGTCCGCCTTGCCCTGCCTCTTTCTGGACCGCAGGCATGACGCTCTGGCGCGGTTTCTTAGGACCGCGCGCTTTCGGCGCGGCCTGTTGCTGCTGCGGCAGAAGCGGGCCGGAAAGCGAGTCGTCCGTCATTGCGAGGCCCCCAACACACCAAGATTGGAGAGTGTAGTGAACACGGCGGCGTGGACGTAATAGTGATCGGACACGAAATCGTAGAACTGGTCCTCGTTGTTCCAATTGGAGTCGAGCAGGCTGATGGGGTTGGACAGACCCAGCACCGACGAAAAGAACTGATGCTCGTTCTGGTGCGGCAAAAGCCAATCGTCGATATTGTCGATGTCCACGTCGAACAGATTGAAGGACGGCGGGGCCAGGCCAAGCCGCTGAAATCCCGTCTTGAACAGGGAGTGCTGCAGCGCGTTTTCCAGCAGAAAGACTTGAAGCCCTTCGGCATCTCCCCACTCCACGCTCTGCAAGTCCTGCATGTTCATTAGACTAACTCAGAGGAATGATAATGCACATGTTGACGACTGCGCCGCTGAGTTGGGCATTCGTCACCTGCGCGTTATTTAATTGATTGAAGAAAACACCGTAGGAGTGATTCAAGACGACTTGGAATATCACCGGAAAAGCCAGAGTTACACTCAATTCTACGGGAGAGACAGTCTGGGCATAATCTTGATTTGCCGCCGTGACCGGAAAGCCTCCAGTGGACGCGCCGCTGCCGTCAGCGGTGCTGGGATATTTGAACTGGCAATAGGCGAAGCACATATTTCCGATGATGGTATATCCAGCGCTTACGCCAGTGAAAACTAGGCCAGCGCCGCTTTGGTCGGTTGGGGTCCACGTTCCGGTGGTGTATGCCGTGATAGGAGTCCCGGTTCCTAACTGCAAACTGGTCAACCCGTCGATGTTGGATACGGTATTGCCAAGACTGACTGGCGACGTACCGATGGTGACCGGCGTCTGGAAATTCGCGTCCAGCGCTGTCAGCAGATTCTGAGTTGTCGTATTTGCAAATGTCGTGATCGCCATTTAACGCCACCGTGCCCTGAGTTCGGATTCCATCTCGAATGTATTATAGACCAAGTTTGCCGTATTGCTGACCATGGTCAGACCCACATACTTGCCCCATTGTCCCATCTGATCGCCAATCGAGTTATAAAGTTGATAGCCACCGACGCCACCGGCCCATGGGATGATGTTATTCGAGCTATTCACCCACGGGATCACCGCGCCGAACTGATTGATCCAAGGCACCGCTACGCTTCCGAACGCGTATGATGGACTGGCATTGGTGGGATTATCGACGGTGACGTTCACAATGCCACCGCCGACTGGGACTTCTGCCTCGAAGCCAAAGCGGAGCACCTGCTTGTCACGTATCGGGTCAGACATGGGCCAGAGCGCAGTCTGCACGATGGATGAAATCGCATTGGCCGACGTATCAGAATATAGCCGGAATAGATTTGCCCCACTTGCACCATAGATCCCAAGGGTCCCTCCTATTGGAGAGCCAGTGACAAAATTCATGGAGGATTGTTCGGTGAGAAACCATTTCTTGTCGAAGAACACTGCCTGGTAATACCCGGCAGAAAGTGTCACGCCCGGCGGCGCGGTGTATCCCGAAACGAAAAAGTTGAAACACGCGCAGATGATATTGTTGATGACGACTTGGCCCGCTGTCACTTGCTTGGTGAAGTCGATCATCGGGTAAAGGCCATCGAGCGCGTCGGACAGCTTGACCATCGTCGAGCCGATAAGGCCGTACACGCCGTACTGGTTCATCATCATGACGTAGCGGTAGTACGGGAAAACCGAGAACGGCAGATTGGTGCCGATGGAGGCGGAGATATTCGTGTTGGTGAGATTGGTGGTGCCGTTCGAGTTCACCAGCACATCGCTGATGATGTTGAACGAATCCACGCTATAGAAATAGAGGAAATTATTCGCCACCAGCATGCCCAGGATATTGCCCTGTAGCGTGTTGTCGGTGACGTAGAAACTGCCCGCCGAAATGCCGGTGAAGTCATTGAAGTTGGTGGCGCCGGAGTAGATCAGTTGGCGGCCCTGGCTGACCCAGGTTCGGCCCGCATAGGTGGCGACATCCGTCACCAAATTGCTTTCCACGAACGCCGCGACTTGAGCGTTGGAGCCATCGCCAGATATGTTCACGATAAGATTGGCGGTGTTGGTGTAGCCGTTGCCCAGATTCTGCGGGATGATGTCAATTATGGTCCCGTTGGAAACGATGCCGATGGCGTTGGCGGTTCCGTCCCCGCCCCCGCCCGTCACCGAGACGTTGGCGTGGGTAAAGTTCTGACCGCCGTTGAGGATTTCGTAGAAAACCTGGCCGATGCGGAAACTAAGCAGAGACGCGGCTGCTTGTGCACCACTGCCGCCGCCGCCGACCAAAGTCAGCACGGGCGGCTTGGTGTACCCGGTTCCGGGCTGCGTCCAAACGACCTCGCTCACAACATTGCCGACCAGTACCGCCTCCGCGGCGGCTTGGATGCCGCCCGGTTGGTCGGGCGCGCTCACCGTAACGGCGGGCGTGTTGGCATAATTGGTGCCGACATTGACCATGCCGATAGCGCCGCCCGCGCCCAGCTGCACGGTCACATTGCCGTCATAGACAAACACGCCCTTGGACGGATCGCCGATGATCTCATATTGCTGGTTGAAGGACGCGGCGGTGACGTTGCTGGCGGAGAATGTGCCGTTCGCGGCAATCGTGATTACGTTGCCGTTGTTGACATCGTAGTTCTGCGCCGCGCCATTGCTCAGAAACCCGGAGATGAACGTGTTTCCTCTCAGATCCACGCTGGTCATGGTGGAGACGTTGCTGGTGAACACGACATTGGCGGAGGCATTGGATTGCGCCCGCAATGGTCCAGGGTTGACGCGCAGATTGCCCGGCCCGATGGGCTGAACATTGTAGAGCATCGAAAACTCATCCTGGTCGATAGCAGTCCGATGCGCCTTGGTGTTCATCGACTTGAACGCCTTGGAGACGTGATACTGCTTAGGCGTCTCGGAGGTGTTGGGATTGTTCTTCCCTGCCATGGATCACCCCACGACCGGCTGAACATAGGGGCTGAAGATGCGGCGCTGATAGCTGGTGGCGATCACGTTCTGCATCTTCTGCAGATATTGGTTGCGGAAGATTTCGCTTTCGCCATACGCCTGCTCCATGAACTTGGCCTGATGCGCGGCATAGTACGGAACCGGCGATATATAATTGTCCGGGATAGTATCCACGTCCGTCAAATTGACGAGCGGCGTGGGCAAGATGACCGTATCGAGTTCGATGGGATAGGTCTGATCCGGCACCGGGCCGATATAGAACGAGGTCGAAGAGTCATACATCGAGTACGCAATCGGGCGGCCGATATAATTCGTCCAATAGCGCAGTTTGGCGTTGAAGTCCGTCCACGGCAGGTAATAAAGCGGGACGCGGCTGTTACCCCAAATCAGGTTGATGTTCATGATGTCGTAGGTGACATTGCCCTGCGGCAGAGACGAGAACTGATAGACCTCCTGCCCGTTCACGACACTGGAGGTCTGGTAGGCGCGCAAGCAACCGGAATCGCGCACCAGACGGTAGCGCGCGTCGTTGATGAACTGGGTCAGTTGGGCGTTGGAATAGAATGCTGCATTGGCGTCATGCAGGATCATGCGGCAGGTGTTAATGTACCCCTGAAGCGTCTGTGTCGCTGCCGCCATTCATGGTTCCCCTACTCCGCCAAGAGGAGCTTTCCCCCTGCCTCATCTTTCGATGCCTGCAGGGGGATGCGCGGACCCACTCCGGAGGGGACGTTACCGGGGCGCGGGTTTTCGGGCGGCTCGAAATGGAATTTCGCCAAGCGGGCGAGCGCTTCCGGCATATCGGTGGACATCTTGGACCAGCCCATGGCGATCACGGCGCGCTCCTTGCCGGCCACGGGCAGGCCGTAGCCAAGGATATGACGAGCCGCAACATCGGGCACACTTACAGGCTTCTTGACCGGGAAATGGTAGTCCTGACTGTTGAAGCGCCCAACCAATTCCTTGCCGGAGTGGTTGGTGACGGTGATGTCCATGATAGTCCCCTTTACGATCTGAAAGTCTGTCCCTGAACGAGAACGTCGATGGTTCCGTTCGCCACCGCGTTCGCCACCACGTTGAGATAAAGCACGGATGACACGTTGCCGTTCAGGAACGTGTTGTTCCCGGTGGCGTTGAGCGTCAGATCCTGCCACTGATTGTTGGCGGTGATCGAAGTGAGAAGTTGGGCCGCCGCGACGAGATTTCCGCCGTCATTGGTCCAGCCCACGGACACATTCAGAGCGGCGCAATTTCCCGAGCTGTAGTTGCCAACGGTTATACGCCGGATGGTGCATGCGCCGCTGGTGACGTTGCTCCCGCTATTGGTCAGGCCTCCGTCGAGAAACGGCAAAGAGACAATGGCGTTTCCGGTCGCGGCGATGTTGACGCCCCGGCCTGCCGCCAGTGTGTAGTCTCCGAACGCTTTCGGCGTTCTGGAATGAACGGAATTATCCGAGGCCATTTTTCACCTCACGCAAACGTGCCAAGGACATTGAAGCCGCTGTTCACCGTGACCAGGACCAGCGTGCCGTTGGTGGTGGTGTTGGCAAACACGCTGGAGCCGTCCGACCACAGCAGCCCAACGGTGTTCGCCGCCACAAGCGTGAGATTGGACCCGGTGTTGAGATTGCCAAGGATCGAGCAGTTGGACGGCGTGTTGGCGTAATAGAGGCCAATCGGGATGATGGTATTGAGATTGGCTCCCGCCGTGTTGACCACGATATTGGCATTCTGCCAGTAGGCGCCCGCCGTGTTGGTGGTGAGGTTGGCGCCGGCGAGATTGATTTTGTTGATACCTGTGCTCATCGGTCCCTCCTCAAATCGAAACGGAGTTGTAGCCCGTGACCTGCGTCATGGACTTGGGCTTGGTGGAAACCAGTTCGGCAATCAGGATGACCGCGCCGACATAACCAATCTGCCAGTTCGGCAGGGTGGACTCGAACCCGGTGAACACGAAGCTGCCCTGATCGTGGACATAGAGCGATAGGTAGTTCGAGTTGAGCAGGTAGAGCGAGCCCTCCGGGCAGTAAGGATCGGGATAGATCGGCACGCCCGCCACCATCAAGGCGCGGAAGGCGGCTTGCGGGCCGTTGGCCGTGTCGTCGAAACCGGAGCCGGGGGTGATGACATACTGCTCCTGGCCCACATAGTCCTGGGCGAGAAGCGTCCAGGTGCCGAAGCCGCAGACGCCGAAGGTCGGCACTTCCGCGCCGTTCTTCACCGTGCCGGAGATATATTGGAGAACATTCTGGCGGGTGGGATTGACGCCGGTGGCGTTGTAGAGCTTGGACTTCCACCAAGTGTTGGTGGTGCGATTGATATTGCCGTAGGTGGCAAGCGTGGTGCCGTCGTCCACCGCGCCCGGAAGGCCGATGAACTCCTGGCCGTTGGTGGTGTTGTTGAACAGTGCGGTCGCGGCCGTGTCCATCATTCCGTTGGTGGCGTCGTTCATGCGGGCTTCGATCAGCGGGATAATCGCGAAGTCCTGTTGCACCGCCCCTTCCATGCCGAGGAACGGCACGGGCGCGATCATCAGCTTGAGATTGAACTCCGCGTTGTAGGCGCCCTGCTGAACCGCCGGTTGCGCGAATGAGCCGGAGTAGTCCGACCATTGCGTGTTGACGAAGGGCGCGCCCTGAACCGGAGCGGTCACGGACGACACGCCGCCGGAAGCAGATTGCGAGTTCGCAAGCAGCGCGGCCATCAATGGGGTGCTGTTGTAAATTTGCACCACCATCTTAGGAATAAAAGCCCTTCTCGTGACGTACGTAAGCTCTTGATATTGCTGGGTATTTGACGCTGGCAGTATGCCGCCACCAATGGGCATTGTGATCTCCTTACTTCACCAAGCGAAGCACAATGGCGTCCGCTTTTGTCGAAGTCCCCACTTCAACTCGATATCCCTGTTCTTCGAGGAACCGCTTGGCCCACGAAATCTTGTCCTCGACGCGCTGCCCATAGGGCTGGCTCTTGGACCAAAGCTCTAAGTTTTCAATCCGATTGTCGTCCCGGAAGCCGTTTTTGTGATGCACAGTCTCGTGCGCGAACAGGGGGCGCCCGATGCTTTCTTCCATCACGCGCCGATGCTCTTTCTTTTGAGTGCCCGTGAGATTGCGCACGATATAGCCCTGCTTATTGGGCTTTCCCGGCTGCTTTCTGCGCCAGGACGAATAGCACTTGCTGTTGCAGAAAAACTTATCCTGACCGCGCGCAACGTGAACGGGATAGCGCCTGACCTCCACGCCGCAGTCAGAGCATGGCTTGACGATCTTGATCGCCCCCCGGCACTGAATCGAGCAAAATCTAGCGTTCTCCCGATGCTTGGGGACGCCAAATTCTTCCCCGCATCTCTGGCAGGTCCGCGCGACGAAAGTGCGCACTCGGCTATGTGAGGGGTGGATTTTCATCCGATCCTGTTTTGCTTCTTGAAATCGTTGATCGCGTCCGCTGCATTGGCGCGCGCCGCAGCAGCGGGGTTCTTCCAATAGTCCGAGAGAACCGTGCGGTTTTCCTTGTTGAGAAAGCTGCGGTCGTAGGCGGCCGGTGTGGGCTTCGCAGCCTGCCGCATCCAGTCCCAATAATCCGCAGCGGCTTCGTGATTCTGGATGCCCTTGTCGAGCATCACTTTCTCGATTGCCTCCACATCGGTGTCCGAGAGATTGCGCTCGGTCTTGATGGCGGTACGGCGCCGGGTGAGTTCGTCGCGCAGATCGCGCTCGGCCAACTTGTTCTGAAGGGCCGCGAGTGCGTCGGTGTTTTCCTTGCGGGCTGCCGCCAAGCGATCGTCCAGTTCCAGTTCGGGGACCGGAGTGCCGGGCCGAATCTTCTTCATGCCGCGGAGAAAATCCGGGCGGGTATCGGGATTGTCCGACAGTTCGCGGGCGAGCAGCGCCAGTTCGTTGATCTGGTCCTGGCCCAAATCTTCCAAGGTCGCGGCCATGTCAGATCACCTTCTTGGTGTCGCCGGGCTTCGACAGATTGTGGTAGGTCGATTTCGGACCGACCTTGCTGGCGTTGGACAGGCCGCCGAACTCGGAGAAGCGCGGCGTATTCACGATCTGGCCGTTCTTCTGGTTGTTGTCGGTGGGGCGGCGGACGGTGGCGGCACCACGGGGTTTGAACAGGTCCATCTGCGTTCTCCTTATGCGGCTGCGGGCATTGGCGGGGGCGCACCACCACCGGGCGGCGGGGGCGGTGCGGGAAGGGGCGGTTTGTTCTGGCCGGGACGCGGGCCGAGCACGGCGGCCACTTCGGGCGTCACATTTCCGGCTTGGGGGAGTGACCCCAGCAATTGCATGATTTCGGCAGGCTGAAGTTCGTCGGTGCGGGGCCGCTTGGCCCCCAGCACGCCGGAGAGCGCGCGCATGGCGGCTTGCGCCTGCTTGCCTTCGGGGGATTCGGAGCCCAGGCCGGGAATGGCTTGCTCGATCAGGTCGAGCGCCATGCCAAGGTGGACCAGCGCACCCTCCTTGTTGCCCATCTTTGGTTCGGGCGTGGACATGGGGGCGGCCATCGGGCCGGCGGGGAGATCGGGGGGTGTCGCGGCTCCGGGCGCGGCGTTGTCCGCGTCCTGGGAAAGCATGGCCTTTAGCCGGTCGGGCGGGATATTGGGCGGCAACGCTCAGTTCCAATCATGGACACCGAGTGGGAGGTAGATACCAGATTTTGAGGTGCGTCAAGTTGACGCGAGGCAAACGGCGTCGTTGCCAAACAAAAACCCCGCCGGGTAGGACCAGCGGGGTCTTATGGGGTGAGGCTTAAAAGCCCCGTGAGTTAGCGCTTACCCTTGCGACCCCGGCGGTGCTTGCGTTTCATGGGATGCCCTCCTTTCCTGTTGATGGTTGGTCCCCATCAAGAACGTATCTCTCTGCGCGGCGCGCGCGGCGCAGCGCGTGAGACGGACTTTACCCCGGTCACCCGGTAACTGAAAGACGGATCGCGCGGCGATGTCTGAGCGCCCGACACCCTCGGCTGGTCGGCGCGGGGGCTGGAGTCAGCCACGCTTCCCCCCCTGGATGGACTTGAGCTGGGCAGGTTGGCCTCCCTGTGCTGCTGCTGCATCTTCCTGCTTCTTCAAGCGGCGCTTGAGAAGCTGCTTCATCGGGGGATCAAGCAAATCCAAAACCGACTCTTTGTCAATCACCTGCTTGTCGAGAAGCTCGAAGGCGAGTTGGCGGTTGTCCTCCATGAAGATGGGCGAGTTGGAGTGCGCGTCCACCTTGACGATGTAGTCGCTGGTGAATTGGTCGATGGTGAACTTGCCCCCCTTCTCGTCGGTGTAGTGGGTGGCGTCATGCTGCGCCATCAGCTTCATGTACTGCGTGGCGATCTTGGAAAGCGAGTCCTCGATCACTAGCGCGCGCTTCTTGGCGCGGGCCGAGCCCAGGCGGGCGAGCTGCGCGGCATGGCCCTGGCTGCGCACCCCGGCCTCGCCGCGTCCCTGCAGCACATCGCCAATTCCGGACGCCTCGTTGAACATGGCGTCTATCTGCGAAATCTCCTTGAACAGATCGTCCGGCAATTCCGGCGCGAGTTTGTCGATCTTGGCGCCCGGCATATCGTTCGACAGCCACGAGCCCGGTCGGTTGAAGGCGAACTGACGCTCGTCGGGGATTCCCGTCATGCCGGTAATCATGCCCGGCGGCTTGACCTGGAGTTCGAGCAGGTTCTCGATCTGGTTGATGCGCTTGTTGCGGAGCTGCTGGAGCAGGACGAGCTTTTGAACCTCGGACTGGCCCCAGTAGTAATCGTTCTGCGGGTTGGGGCAGATTTGGATGAAGGGAAGCTCGGCGCGGAGGTAGATGTCGCGGCCCGGCCTGTCATAGATGATCACGCCTGGGTCCGCTATGGTGAAACAGCGATAGTCACGGTCGGCGTCGTCCCAGACCCAGACCTCCGTCATCTTGATCGTATCCTCGGACACCTCCGCCTGCATGCGGTTGAAGCCGTAGAGGTCGAGGTTCACGTTGCCGGTGATGTTCGGCTCGGTCGCGGACATGATGATGCGGTCCACCCCGGACGGAATATATTCGGGGGCGTGCTGGGATGCGACAAGGCGGCGCGCGATGTCCTCGCGGCGCGGATGCGAATACAGCCGGTCGTAGAGATCGGTCTTGGTGATGTAGTACTCCTGGGTCACCGCTTCCTGCCGGTCGGTGCCGGGGATGTCCTCGCGCAACACGCCCATACTGGCCGGCACAACCACGTAAGGGTGGATGCCATCGCGCCAGATCAGCTTGATGTGGGTGCAGCTATAGGCGAGCGCCCATTCCAGACCGGAAAGAAAGCGCAAGTCTCCGCCGGAGTCGGCCCAGCGATCATTGAGCGCATCGTTCAGCACAGCGATCTTGTCGTATTCGGATTTGGGCGCGGTCGAGCCCAGATGGATGGTGAAGCGCGTCGTGTCGGCAGCATAGAGGAACGAGATCAATTGATCGATGGTCGGATTGATCTTATTGAACTGTGCCGGGCTATCTTCCGCGCCGGAGCCGAACAGATAGTATGAACGGAGGTTGGAGTAGTCGGCCTTGCGGCTTTCGACCGTGTTCTGGCACTTCTCGATCAACTCGTTGACGAAGAACTCGCGCTTGATGAGATCGGCAGGGAGCTTCATTTGATCGTCAAATTGTCAGGGTCTTTGATCCCAATGGTTCGGGCTCGCAGGCCAGGCGTCGTCCCACCCGTCACCTTTACCCCAACTTCCTCGCCCCGTATAGAGGACGCCGCCCCGGTTTTGACGATGCTGTCGAGGGCAAAGCGGCCATTATCGCCCCACATCACCCCGGTCTGGTTCTTCTGAGGCTGGGTATTGTTGCGGGTATGATAGCCGGTCTGGTGATCGCCTTCCTTGGTCGATTTGATGTTAGTCATGTTGAAGTCGATGGCAAGCTGGTTGAGCTTCTTGTCGATCCCGGCGGTGCGCCCCTCCCGGTGAACGGCGGGGGCTGACACCATCTCGCGCGGCTTGCAGCGGCATTTGAGGGCCGGGCAGCGCACGCTGTCAGACCAGCCATCGAACTCCCCGTGCTTGGAGCAAATATAGCGCTTAAGAACCGCCATCCAATTCCTCCCCGAAAGTCGTCCGCGTGTAATCGCTGGCGTTCTGCAACCCAGTGCGAATCGCTATTCTGCCACCTTTTACGGTCAATGAGAATCCGCGCCGCATGTCGGGCTTGGCATGGCGGCGGTAGCTGATGAACTTGGTCTGGTCGGGGCGGCGCATGATCTTGACCTCGCCCCGCTCGACCGCCCCCAACGCCCGCTCCAGCCGGATTTGCGTGACCTCGGTCATGGGTGACCGGCCATCGCGGACATTCTGGTAGGTGTCGTGGGAAATACCCGCCAACTCGCAAAGCATGCGCATGCTGATGACCTTGCCCTTGTCGGCGTCAAACCGCTTCATGGCGGCAAGGATGGCCTTGCGGGTCATCATTTTCCGTACATCCCAATCTTCTTGAGATACGTCGAAACAGTCCGCTGCGCCGCCACTTCCTCCGGCGTGAACACCTCCTGCGCGTGGCTTATAGCCCGTGTGATCTTGGCGGCGAGCAGCTTGGGCTGCACCTGCTCCATGTAGGCGACACAGGCGAGGCCGGTGGCAATGGCGCGGTCGTCCTTGCCCCGGCCATAGGCTTCGATGGTGCCCTGGTCGCGCACGATGGATTTCATTTCGTCGAGCAGGTCCATCGAATAGACCTTCATCAGACCGCGCTCGAACAAATCCTTGAAGTAATTCATGTAGCGCTCTTTTGAGGAGTGCGACGTGACATAGCCGATGGAATTGGACGCGCCGCCCAGAGAGTCGTTCTTGCGCCAGATGTAGTGTGACATGTGACCGAGGGCGTTCATCAATTCCTTGCCCTGCTGGCCGGTGATGGTCACGGCCTGGCGCTTCAGGTTTCGGAGTTCGTTGATGACGGCTTGTCCGGGACCGTTAACTTCGAGGTTGAGGGTGGAGTTACGGTACGCTCCGGCGAGATGAGAAATGACCCAGGCAAATTGGTAGGTATTAAGTTCTGGAGTACAAAATTCTGCCACTTGGTCCAGCCCATCGGCGTAGGCCCGAAAGACTTGGACGCAGAAGCGATCCGAGTGGTCGCTTGACCCGTAGGACGGATCAGCCCCGATAACATAGTACCCATTGTCAACCGGCTCCTCCCAGACCTTCAGCGTGGCAAGACGCTCGGTGGATTTTACCACTTCCGTGTCCTGAAAATAAGCCCCCATCACATAGCGGTAGCAATCGGGCAGATTGCGCTTGGAGTCCTTCGCCGCGTCGGTGCAGCGCGCATGGCTGAAGAAGCTCGTCCCCGTCATGATGAAGGCGTAATCCTCGGTCGGCGGAAACTCCTGATACATGATCGACTCGTCGTGCACCTCTTCCGCCAGCTTCCACCGCCACCACGCGATCTGCCGCGAATTTATCTCCACGTCATAGAGCTTCTTGATCTCGCGCACCCATTCGCGTTCTTCCGGCTTGAGCTTGCCGTCCCAGTAAACCTTATAGATGTTGCTGTCGGGCGCAGCGGAATAAAGCTCATTGCGCCACCATCCCTCGAATATCTCCCGCTGTGTTCTCGCCCGCTTAGCGGTCTTGTACATGTCGTGAAACATGTTGAACCCGCGAGCGGTGGATTCGAAGATGTAGAGACGAGCGGGATTGTTTTCCGCGAGTGACGAGATCAGGGAGCGAAGCCCCTCCTCGTCGCCCCATGACGAAACCTCGGTGGCGTGCAGGAACGCCATGCCCTTGCTGCGTCCGAGCGTGCCGTTGTTGCGTGTGCCCGCGATCTGGTAGTAGAGCCGCGAGCGGTTATCAAGCACAAGCTGATTGCGGTTGTGCTGAACATATTTGATCTTCCACTTTCTCGGTAAGCCGTCCATGTACATGGTGAGCGTGGACTTGAACATGTCGCGGCTGGGTTCGTCGTGGGTAGTGAGAGAGCCCTGCAATCCGCCGTGGACGAATATCCAATAGAGATCGAGGGCGAGGCTGATGGTGGAAATGCCAAGCTGCCGCCCTTTAAGGCAGACGAAGAAATGAACGCCTTCCTCTAGCCCCTTAGCAACTTCGTCCATGAAATGGGTCTGGGTGCCGAGAAGCTTGCCCAGCTTGATTAGGCCGTGTTCCTTGGACTCGATGCGAAGTTGCGCGCAGAACTGCTTAAAGCGGGCTAGATCGAAGGACATGGCGCGCTCTGGCGATGAATGAAGCCCGGCAATCCCTGCCCCATCGTATGCTCAAAGCGCAGCGCGGCGGCGCCCGGATTGAACTGGATGCCCAGCCTCGCGCGCACATCGCGCTCCACGTCATCGCGCAGCGTCACAATTTCCTCTGCGGACAAATGGTCGGTGAACACGAAGGAACGATAGCCCCCGTTGGGATCGCCTTTATAGTAATCGGCGCACACCGAATAATCAACCTCGTAGGCGTGGAGACGGTCCCCGGTCTTGGGCTGGGTATAGGTCCAGACATGCGGCAGGGTTTCGTGGGGAACGCTCATGTCGTAGTAGGGCGTGCCGGGATAGGTGGTGATGACGGTGCAGTCGAAATCGTCCACCTCCCGCTCGATCAGCCACGCGCGGATATCTTCGATGCTCTGTTCGCTCTCGCCCGGATGGCCCACCGACATCAGCGCCTTGATCTTGAGCCCATTGTCCTTGGCGTAATCGACCGCCCTGGTGTTATCCTCCAGGGTGGCGCGCTTGTTGATGTTGGTGAGGATGCGAGGATTGGCGGCCTCGAAACCACACAGCAGCCACCGAAACCCCGCCCGGTACATCGCCTTGGCCTGTGCGGCGGTGAAGAGTTCGGATTTGACAAACCCGCGCAGCCGAAACTCCACGCCAAGCCGCATTTGCATTTCAGTCAATCCGTCCATCAACTCGATCAGGCTTTTACTGACATTGAGTTCGTCGTCATAGAACATGAAGCCGGTATAGCCGTGGGCGGCGTGGAGATGTTCGACTTCGGCCAGGACGGACTCGGTGGAGCGGTTGCGAATGACGCGCAGGCTCTTGGAATTGCGCCCGCCGCAGAAACCGCAGGCGAAGGGACAACCGAGTTGGGCAATGAGACTGGTGGCGGGATGGCCTTCGATTGCGTAGTGGTAGGATTTCAGGTCAACAAGATGGCGCGCAGGCATCGGCGCGTCGGTGAACATTTGGTCGGTCAGGAACAGCCCGCCCTTGGGATCATCGCCATCTATGAACTTGGGCGCGCCCTCCGCCAGCGCCTCGAATATCGCCAACTCGCCGTCTCCGCTTACAAGCACATCGAATGCTGCTTCCAGCCTCCGGGCGGCCTCGCTCCCGCGTCCCACGCGCCCGGCTTTGCGTTCGAGCTTTTGCGCCGAGTACACCAGCGTGACGTGCGGCCCGCCAAGGATCAGACGCAGATTGGGCCGCAGTTCGCGCACGCGCTCCGCTATTTTGACGACCGAAGGTAGTTGTGGAGTGGTGGTGGTGATGGCGATTGCCATGTCCCCGCTATCACGTATGTAGTCCTCAAGCGGCGTCAGATAGTTCTCCACGCCTGAGAGGTCGAGCATGTTGACCTTGTAGCCGCGCGCTTCGAGGCTGGAAGCGACTTTGAGAATACCGAGGCTCACGAATACCCTTTCGTCTAGAAGAAAGGGCGAGGGCGGCGTGATCAGGCAGACAGAGTTTGTCATCCAAAGAGATAGAAGATCGGAAATATTAGAAGCCCGAGCAAGGCAAAGAACACCCATGCGGCATTTTCTGTTCTGCTCCTTGCGCGCGGTTTTCTAAGCATCATACCGCCCACGGGAAACCGTCAGGATATTTCGAGCGCGCGATTGCGTTCTTCATGAAGAAGAACGGCTTCATGTCCTGGCCTCTCGCTGAGATGCGATAGTTGAGGGTGTAGCGCCCGGTGGCGGCCCAGGGGACATTGTTCTGCTTGAGAGCAGCCCAAGCATATCGGTCCCCGACGCACATCGGCCCTTCGGTTCTATACCAGAGAGGCGCGATCCCAACCGCCAGGTCACGGCGAAACAAATAACAATTAGCGTCAACCAGATCGCCATGATGACCGATAGCTTCACCATCGTCATTGGCCCAAAAACCGCCGTCAGGATTGCATAGCTTCCTGAGAGAATAAGCGTATGCGGCATTTTTCTCCTCCAGCGCCTTGACCAAGCTCTCCACATGGTCACTGGCGAACCAGTTGTCGTCATCGCAAAAGCACAGATAGTCCTCGGTGGCGAGGTATGCCGCCATAGCGAGAATGGCCCCATTCATCATGCCATTGCCGCCCGTGCGGCGTGGCAGATAGACAACCTCGCCCTTGTAGGCGTCGGTGAACTGCACGTCATCATTGCCGTCCACGATGACATAATGGTTGCACGGGTAGGTCTGGGCGGCCACCGATTCGATGGTCTGGCGCAGCGTATCGCGCCCGGTGGTGGCGGTGATGACGGCGACGGTGCTCACTGCGTAATCTCGCTATATTGCGTCACGCGGCGTTCCTCGATCTCCGGTTTCAGCAACAACTCCGCATGCCGCTTCTTGTCCTTGAGCGCAATGTCGGCGTTGCTCGCAGTGTAAACGTCCTTCTCGTCAGAGTCCTTCACGCCTTTCTGCTTGGCCGGCACGCCGCAGCCTGGGCAGAAGGTCTTGATCTGATCGGAGAACACCTCGATCTTTTGGTTCCACCAGCCCGGCGTTACCGGGTGACCGCTATCCGTCCCGCGGGCAAGATCGAAGGCTGCAGCCACCTCGCAAAAATAGGCACGTAGCTCGCCTTGCGCGTTCTGGACGATGGAGGCCGACCAATCGCGGTTGATCTCGCACTTGCTGATTTTGTCCCACATGGTTTCTTCATCGCGGTAAATATCCTTCACAGCAGTGAGCAGAGGGGCATGGACGCTGTTGCCCATGTAACTCCACACGATAGCACCGTTCTTCTGGCCGTGCGCCGTCATCCGTTTGATAGGATCTAGCGCGCGCTTGGCGCCGTGGGCGTTGAGATTGAAGGTTCCGAACGTCTCCTCGCAGAGTTTCTCATGCTTGAACGGATTGTTAGTCCAGAGCCCGCGCTGCAAGCGGTTGGGGATTTCCTCGACGAATATCCGGCAGAGTTCGGGGAATTTCGGGTGCATGCAGGGATTGCCGCCGAGCATGGCGATGATGCCGAAGTAGTCTTTGAGAGATTGAAGCGCGAGCCGGAAATTCTCCGGCGTCATGTCCCAGGTCTTGTCCTGATTGGCGAGAAGGCGGGTGCAGTTGCTGCAGGCCAAATCACATTTTGAGGTCACGTCGATGCATATAACGTGCATCTGACGCGGCGCGCGCATGGAAGCGACGGCTTCTTCAAACGTCATGTAGCCCCCAACAACCCGTGCCTAATATGTTCGCGCAACTGCATAGCACTCCAATTATCAACCATTTCCTCGGACACGACCACAGAGGTTCCATCATAGCCGGACCATCGGTGTAAAACGCTACTGGTCGATGGGTCTGCAGCATAACCAACTGGCTTCACTTTCATCAGGCTCGACGCCCGAACTATCGCGGGAGCGCACGCCACAAAGCCCGTTATACCAGTCAGGAACCCGCGCCGATTCATCATTCACCTCGCCCGCGATCACGCGGTCCATAATGGCTTGGAATACCTTACGGGCGTCTGGGGTAGGTTCTTGAGTCCGCCAAGACCCAGCATCGCAAACCAACTGGCCATCCGCGATCGCCTCGTCCGAAACCTGATCCCTCAGCCTCTCCAGCCCAGCCTTGGCCTGATCGCGCAAGAAATCCTTGGCGTCAAGCGGAAGCTGATCGAACCACGGCTTCTTGCCGCCAAAGGGCTGGGAAAAGACGTGGTAGATCGCGCGGGCAACGGTGTCCAGATCACTCATGGCTTTCCTGCTAGGCCACAAATGCCGTGGCGAGTTAGTAGCGTCCCCTTAGGGTGGAACGGCATAAGATCGGGCCACGTCTCTACAGGCTGTCCGCTGTCATCCGAAGTTCGTTCCACTAGAGCCCAGCGCCACGCCATGCAGGCAGAGGCAATGCATAGATATTCTGGGCTGATCGATCCCCCGGTCGCGCGGCGGTTCGCGGCATGGTTTCCTTCTATCGGGCCGCCGCTGCACGATACGCGGGAGAAGGGGCACCAGCGAGTTTTTGCATCTTCCTCTGTCATCTGGACATCCCTCTCGCTAGGCGTCCACGTCGGAGATTTTCGGCCAGCGTGACCGCCTCTAGGTGGTTTGGGTTTACACAGCACCGTGTCCTGCATTTGTGGTCTAGAACTAGCCCCAGCGGCACTTTGCCGTTGAACAGTTCATAGGCAACGATGTGCGCCCGTCTAAATCGACTCTTAACCTTGATGCGGGCGTAACCGGAGTCATTAAGCGCTCCCAACCACAATTTGCATCCTGAGTTCGGTTCGCCAACCGATAGGTCATCAATGCGTTCCAGCAATGGATATTTTTCCTCATAAGAGCCAAACCCAACGCAGCCCTTTTGCCATTTCGTCTTGGCCTCTTCCTCAGTCATACCGCGCACCCGGATGATCGTATCCCCACCCCGCCAGATGCGCCCGCTCATGTCGGAACAGACAATCTTGAAACTGCTTCGTCACCCCATTCCCCACCTTCGGAAGCACCATGACGCGGTGCACCGTGCAGGCCTCGTACCGGCCCCGCTCGAGCCCGCCCAGACTGCGGCAAGTCTTGTCCACGTCCCAGTAATCCACCAGCCGGTAGACCGGGTCGGGATACCAGGCGGTGTCATACTGCGCCGGCGGCATGAGTATCGTGCCACAGGAAAGCGCCAGAGCTGCGAGCATCATCCCCTCCCTGAAAGAACCGGGCGCCCCACACAACGCACGACGCCCGGCCCATGTCGATCACCTGCAGCGAAGGAAGCAGGCTAAGAACAGTAGCCACACCTCCCACCAAAAGCCCACACACCTGCGTCAACACGCCGCAGACAAGGCCGGAAACCCTGTAATTCCTATGGGGCGGGAAGGGTGGGGAGACACGCTACTCACCACCTCACGCCCCAATCACCTGGCCGAGTGCGCTGCAGCATCAATCGCGTATAAGATCCATTATGTCCAATGTCTGAGAATACCGAGCGGTATCAATGCCTTGAGTACTATCGGATAGAGGCAGTCTTGAGGCCGGTTCCGGTGCCTGTTGAGAGGGTTTCGCAGGGAGCAGGAGGATTTCACGCGGTGGGAGAGAGGGGCGCTTACCGCCTGTGTCTCGTCGGCGCTGCGGTGCTCACTGGGTCTTGGTCTGTCGCTGGTGTCTCGACCGAGGCCGCTGTTGGTCTGAGGATACCGAGGTCCTGCGGTAGGCGAAGGTGCAGAGAAGCGTGCGCGCGTAAGACGCGGTTGTGACATTTCAGAGGGGCTGTCAATATCTTGCGGTGTGGGACGGTAGGGTTTGGGCGGGGAAATAAATCTCAGGACGGCCATTGTGTCGGCCATCCCTTTCCTAAAGACCTAGCCTGGCGCTTGCAGGCCGTAAGAGCGATCTCGTGCTGGGGGTGGGCTTTGTCGGCTGCGGCTGCGACCAGATCCCAGCCGTTGTGAGGGAAGCTCTCTGCGAGCCATTTCTGGAATCTGGCGAGACGCTCGGCTGGGTCTTTGATGGTGACGCCACTTCCAGAACCGTTCCCGTTCTTCCCAACCACAAAGTTCAGGATGTTTTCTTTCTTACTTTCTTCTTTTGTGGATGTGGATGTGGTTAGGTAGGATTTCGCTAACCCGCCCGCTCTACCGTTCGCCCTAGCGGACTCCAAGCGTTCGCTAGACCTAAGTAGTTCTTTTTCAATGCGACTGTGGTAAAGCAAGCCTTCTTTGCAAGTGAACTTAGCAAGAATGGGATTTCCGAACCTTGTAAGCTTGTCACAAGATGTTCTTGCTATCTTGGCGAGGGCCTGTGGATCGTTTGGCAGTGGGCCCCCGCGCGCCCAATAGGCGCCGATCAGTAACAGGTAAACCCCGTGCTGAAATGTCGAAAACTCAAGCGTATCTTGGAAATAATCACCCCAATAGAGGGGCATCCATGCGCTATGCGGCATAGGTCCTCAACCTGTTGAGACGATGGGCCGAGCCGGGCCCAGGCTGCGAAACCCGAGCTCGGCCAACGTCTGATTGCAGAACGGGTGATCATGCCCGTCCCCAGAGCGGCGATTATGCTTCCAGCCTCCGACTTTTGCAACGCCGAGCACTCCCTGCAGTGCAGGCCAACGGTATCCGAGGCCGGCCAGGCTTGGTCACAGCAAGCACCATGACGGTACGGGGGTCCGACTGGGCGGGCCTCTCTGCGGCGAGGGTGTAGGCCCTCGTCTGGACGCCTGCGACCGTCCGCCCGGTCATGCTGGCGATGTCCTCGAACGCCGCTAACCGCTCTGCCCGCGGGAGCGTCAGCGCTGCTTCTATCCACAGGATTTCGTGGATAGCCCAGCCGACGCGGATCGGTTTTCCGAATCTGTCCAGCATCATTCTGCCGCCACCGAGAACTTGCCAGATTGGTTCCCCCATGCCGTCCAGCCTGGGCGCGAGGTGCGCGCGAAAAGCTCGAGATATGGGCCAGCGACAAGCCGCTCTATACGGTCATAAACACAATCTGGCTTGCGGGAGTGCTCGCGGCGCGGCTCGATGATGGCTTGGCGAACATCAGCTTTGAGCCGCCTTGGTCTGCCGCGTGTGGCGAGCAAGCACACTTCGCTATTCGAGCGCGTCCAGTACCCCATACCGATTTGAACGGCTGGCTCATTGCTGAAAATCTCAAGCTGATTCTTGGCTTTCATCCAATCGAAGGCACAGGTTTTGTAAGTGAACCCCCACGCCTCTATAAGCTGCAATGCTTCCTGCAGCATCGGCCAGCAGATCCAAAGGAAAAGACATGTATCGGGCGCGGCGAGGTCAGAAACGGGAAGCGATCGGATGCTGTCGGCGCTCATTGTGTCGTAGTGTATCGACGGTGAGCCCTTGAATGGTTTCCAGTCGGGCGAACGCTTCCGACCCTTTTCGTTGTAGGTTTTATAATGCCACGGTGGATCGGCCAAAATCGCCGCAAAATGGGCGCGCGGAATCCCATCGAACGCTTCCGTCACCGGCCAAACTCGACCGCAGACCAGATAAATCCCGCCCAGAGCGCCATGCTTATCGCAAACGCGATCAAGGCTGGGGCAGCCCCAAAGGTCACCCTCGGACGGCAGAAATCTTCCTCATCTCTCCAGTGCGCCATGACCCCTCCTAGGCTGCCAACGACATGAGAATGACAATCGCCAGGAACACCAGCAGCCCAAATCCGGCCACCACGTCCTCCCACAGCGGCCTTTGGCGCGGTAGCCGGTCCTCCCACTGCATGAACTCCAGCCCGGCCTCACGCTGCGTACGGGGCGCGCTGAGGCGGTAATCAGCACCTACGCCAAGGTGGGTTTCGTGCCACTTCGGGCGGGGCTTGTATTGCAGAATGCGGGCGGGCTCAGTCATCCAAATCTCCCGTGCGGCGGAATTGGTCCCTGCGGGCCAGCTTGCGATCTTCCTTGCTCAACTTCTCCGCCTCAAGCTCGGCGCGGAGACGGGCGTGGAGGACGCGGCGGGCTTGGCGGAGGGTTTCGCGCTTGTTCATCGTGCCGATATACCCCTCAGGTAATGTTACTGTCAAGCCTTGACACGTTACAGACCGTCCGTGTAATGTAACAACCATGAAAAATATGACAAAAGCCGAACGAGAATTAGCCCGGTTTCGCAGACTGAACCGCGACCGCGTGCGCAAGCATCGAGCCAAGAAGCTTAAGGCCAAATTGGCCGAACAGGCAACTACGGAGAACCAGCCATGAGGAAATTGAGCAGGGTCTATTTCACCCGCGAGGAAAAGTTCTACATCCGCGAGGCCGTCAGCAAGGCGCGCGACATGAAAGCCGCTTTCGCCTTCATCCGCTACCAACTCGAGCGCGGCGCATATGTGTTCTACGCGGTCAAGATGCTCAACAATCTGAACGAGCAAGCGGCGATTTGATGCCGGCTATTGCCATCCCCACGCGCAAGCAGGCGTTCGAGCGCCTGTTCGCCCTCCTCGCCGCTTCCTCGCCCACACGGCGCACTCCGGCGCAGGAAGAAGAAATCCGCCACCAGCGCGACATTTGCGATATTGCGAAAGATGAAGGTGAATCGTGAAATTCACAGAAGCCCAGATCACCCTCCTCGCTGCCCCGCTCAACGCCAAGAACGTCAAGTCGCGTGACCAGTCGGGCCGCACACTGTCCTACATCGAGGGGTGGTGGGCCATCCGGGAAGCAAACCGGATATTTGGATTCGACGGATGGGCGCGAGAAACCATTGATCTACGCATGGTTTCGGAGAAAGGGCGCCAGATCGGCAAACCGCCCAACACATCCCTAGGATGGGGCGTCACGTATATCGCCCGCGTTCGCATCACGGTCGGCACGGTAATAATTCGTGAAGGCTGCGGCACAGGCCATGGTATCGACCGCGATCTGGGTCAAGCCCACGAAAGCGCCCTCAAGGAAGCCGAGACGGACGCGATGAAGCGCGCCCTCATGACGTTCGGAAACTCCTTCGGCCTCGCCCTCTACGACAAAGAGCAGACCGAGGTGCAGCACGGGCCAGACCCCGATGTGGCCGAGGGCGTGAAAAACTGGATGGAGAAGCAGACCGCCATCATCACCGCCGCGGAACGCCTGCCAGACCTGTATATGTGGCTCGACGAGCACGGCGGTAGCCTCACGGACGCGCCCAGTGGATCGGCGTTTGACCGTCTGAAGCGCAAGGCGCCGGACGCATACAAGGATCTGTGCAGGATTTATCAAGGACGCGTGGAGCTGATTTCCCGCAAGACGGCGCCGGCCTAGTCCGCGGGGCCAACACAGAGCGAGATGATCGTATCGCCCTGCGGTCCGAGCGCGTCTATCAGCGCCTCACGTAACTGCTCGTATCGCTCGCGATAGCGATCAAGCTCATAGAGTCGCTCGATGTTGTCCGCGATCATGGCATCCTGTTCCGACAATTGCTTGACCGCCAACTCAAAGATGTCTAGCGGCAATGTCGCCACGTTCATATTGCGGTCGCCTGCGTCAGCATACTGGCGAAGGGTTGGAAGTAGTTCGGTCAAGAGAAACTCCTTTAATATTCGACAGTAAGTTGGACTGATCCATGTTTGTCGATGGCGTCTATAAGCTCTTGCGCGCCTTCTACGCCACCGTCGAGCAAGCCATGAAGATAGTTCATGTGGTCTTGGCTCATCGTGATATCGTTTGGCGAGCCGCCATATCGTTTCTCTAGGGCCCACTTCAAAGTGGTTGGCAGCGATTTCTTTTTCCGGTCTGCCGGTTCCCACATCAGATGTCCGCTCACGCGCTTTGCTCCTCAAATAAGCCAATCTGAATCTGGATTGTAAATTCCCATCGCGCGATCCAGATGCGCGTCGATGGAGCGGTCCGCAAAACTCTCTTCGTGGTCGGGCTGAACTTCCGGAAGCAGACGGACCTCGCCGCCTTTCTTCTTGTGGTGATCGGCGATGTGCGCTTTCGCGCCCTGTTCCTTCTTGAACTTCTTCTGACATGTCGAGCATTGATAGCGATACATAGCCCGGCTCCCTATCTGACTGCTATTTCGCGTCTAAAAGAAATTCTCATGGGCCCGGCGCACCAGCCCGACGGGGTCCGATGCCATAGCCAGTTGCTCCACTCCGTGAGCGGGAAGCAGACAAACATAAAGGTGAAGCCGACCGTAATCTCGCGCCGAGCAGGTGCCTCATGGCGGATTAACCATTCTGGCGTCTCAAACAATTCGCTGTCGTCCACGGTCCGCTCCCTAATTAAAGTCTGTCGTCACAAAGTTTCTTCAGGGCCTCAAGCGCGTACTGCCGCCCCGGCCTATCCGTGCCGTGATGCTGACCGATGCAGGTCAGCAGATAGCCATAAAGCTCCCGATGTAAGCGGGCGATCTCGCCAGACTGACTCAAATCATATGGTCTTGGGTCATTTCCCATGGCCGCCCCTCTAGCTGACTACAGGTCTGGCGATACGGTCCATGGTTTCGGCGAAACCGTGATCAGGGCCAAACTCATCCCAATGAGCGATAACCGCCTTGAGCACGCCACGCAGCTTTGCAATCTCCGCATCTTTCGCAGCTAGGCGATCTCTGCTCTCTGCGTCTCTCGTAGCGACAACTTCGTGCATACCGGACATGATGTAGCTCCTATCTATATATCGGAATGCAGATGGCATCACCTTGCGGCCCGACAAGCTGCTGCATTAGTGGGACGCGCTTTTCGCATTTCTCAAATGTCGGAAACTGATCCAGCACTTGAACCTGATGTCCGATAGCAAGATTGGTAATTATCAGCATCACGAACATGGACTACTCCCTAATCGTGGTATGCAGCGAGCGCCTTGCGCGCCGCTATCATTGGTTCTGCAAATTCTGTTAGGCCGTCCTCATCGTTAGCAGCTAGTGCGTCCACAAGGTTTTGTAACGCAGCGCGCATGGGGCTGGGCGAAGCTATAGCGGCGTCATTTGCCGCCCGGATAACACGTTTCACGTCATCAGCCTCACGCCTTGTCTCGTAGGCTGTGATGTACGGCCCCGCCGTGCAGCGCGGGCAACGGTGTATGCGTTCCCTTTCCTCTGGCGTCACACTGGTCTTGGTGTGGCACCAAATTTCCGCGCATCGGTCGCAGACATGGAAGTGAGTGTCTCCTAAAGGGGTCACAGTCCCGATCATCAGCGCACCATGTTGATGAGTGTGCCAGAGACAAAGCAAATCGAACCAATCAGGTAAAGCCAGTTCGCCACAAACTCTCCTCTATTTTGAGTACCAGATTTCCTTACAATGACCACAAACCCAAATATATTTCCCCATGCGTTCTTGCTTGGTCCAATGGAACAGAAAGCAGATCGCGCGCCGAAGCGTTAACGGTTCAGTCTCTCGTTGCTTGCCAAGGTCCACGCAAAACTCTCCCTTATCGGTTGATGTAAAATGAGAATGATAGCGGCCCAAGGCTGATCGTCAGCACCCATCCGGATACCGAGCAGCCATACACTCCGAAACCGAACAGCCACTGCTTCCAGTCGAGGTCGATATAGAAGCCGCGCTCGATCTCCATCTCCCACGGCACGTTAGCATCATTGTCTCGCGTGATCTGGTACAGACGCATGGCCCGCTCCTCAATAATTGTTTGCATTTGGGCCGTAGGCCGGGGATCGAACCCGGGCATCCGGGTCCACAACCCAGCGCACTACCACTATGCTACCCACGGGCAACCGCCTTTCCATACTCGAAGGCGATCACATCTTCCATAAATTGCATGTCTGGCGTGTCGGGGAGCGTCGATCTTTCGGACGCCGCCTCGACCGCAACGAGCAATTCCTCAATTTCGCCCGCGACCACATCATAGGTCAGCGCGCCAGTCTTGATCTCAAGGACGTGCGCTGCATATGGCAGCGGGAAAGTGATATGGCCGGTTTCAAGAAGTTCGACGGCTTCGCGCGCCACGCGGACAGCGTGGGACAGCGCCTTCCAGTCGATACCAACATTGGTCTCGGCCTTTCGCGCACGATGCCCGTACTCGTCATAGACACGGGCAAACAATTCGTGCGCGGCCTTGAGGTTGACCGTGAACGGCACTTTCTTGTTGCAGCACTCAAAGTGCATGAGAGGGTGTTCCTCGCCGCGACCGACCGCCGAAAGCGGGATAAGCGCCGAATGCTCATTCTCGGCCACGAACCTTTTCAGCTCGGCCTCGATCTCGGACACCTTCGCCGTAGTGCCAAGGCGTTCGCAGGCATCGGCAAACATAGCTGCGGCATTTCTGGCCGCAGCAACCCGCGAGCCCTTGATCCCATACTTGTTGGCCTGGGTGCGGCAGTAGCCGACAAACGCCGCGCTTTTCTTTGTCAGCAGCAAATGACGATGCGCCACAAGATTGTCCCAGCACTCCGACCGATCCAGAATTATCCCATCATGGGCGAACAGCATGTCCAGGGAAACAGTCTGTCCTTCCGCCACCAACTGCATGAAGCGGTGGAGCGCATAGCCTTCCTCGTCAACTTCGCCAGCATAGTTCTTTTCGCCTTCGGCTTTGGGCCGTTTCGTGGCGACGGTGTGCTTCACGCGCTGCAACAGGATGTCGCGCGCATCGGGAATAAATAGGCTCTTGAAGTCGAGGTCGCTCTGCGGCGTGTCAGTGCCGTATAGGTGCGAGCCGAACTTCATGCGGACTACAGGTGTCATTTCCAATCTTCCGGCGTTCCCCACGCCCTAATATCTGCTTCGCTGTCATCCCAGCTTGTGGGCTTGACCGGATCATTGATCGTGCCGGTGGCAAATACGGCAACATCGCCTTCGACAATTTCCTGACGGGCGCGCATGTCCCAATTCCGGTGGTAGAAATCCGCTTCGCCAAAGATGGCGCGGGCGGTATAAATCCGCTCGTCTCGGAATCCTACAAAGTGCAGCGCCACGAAAAGTCTCCTCTGTTAAATCTTCCAGCGATGGACATAACCGACGAAGTGCGGGCTTCCGTACTTCTTCGTGAACCACGCCAGCATGTCATCAAAATTCTTGAAGCCATCACGCTTGGCGAAAGCATCGGCATTTCCAGGATGCTGGTCTTTGTCTCCGAACGTCAGGCCATCGGGCGCGATGTGGACATAATCGACATAGGCGCAGATCGCTTCCCGCAGCTTGCGGCACTTCTTAGTTCGCTGGCCCGTATAAAGCTGCAATAGATCTCCCGGTTTTGCGCGGCGCGTCTTGCGGACAGTCTGCACCTTCTCGCCAGAGGCGACGGCATCGGCAAACTCAGGACTGAAATTGAACGCGACCACGGCCCCGCTCCTCAATAATAGACTAAGCGATGCGAACTATCTCGCACCTGACGATAAAGTATTTTCTCGCATCGCGTACATTCACACCGCCGCGTCTGCCATCCGTCCGGGCCACCGGGCCATTGATACCACGCGCTGGGCGCGCCCCACTTGTGTCCTAGCAACCAGCACCACCGCATTTACTTCATCCCATCCCGAATCCAGTTGTGCAGCGTGCCGATCGATATATCCAACTTGTGGGCGATCTCAATCTTGCTATAGACGCGGCGCCGAGCCCTAAGCGGTTTTCCGGCGTGGTCTTTGCGGGTGAGCACCACCCACTTCATCTTTTTGAGCAAGGCGCGCGCCTGGCGCTTCTTGTCGGCAGTGAATTTGATCGTCGCGCCTAGCTTGTGGCCGCGTTCCTTTAGAGCTTGCATTCCTGCCCGCGTCCTTTCGATTGTGAGTTGTCTCTCGAATTGCGCCATGACAGCCATGATCCCAAGAATTAGACGGCCTGTAGCCGTGGTGAAGTCAAAGCTTTCAGATACAGACTTGAACCCGGCACCAGCCGCCTCGATCTGCGCAAGTCGTTCATAGAAGTCGCCCATGGAGCGAGAAAGTCTGTCGATACGCCAGACGACAAGAGTGTCACCAGGACGTAAATCTTTGATAGCGAGATCGAGTTGCGGACGGTGACGTTTCGCGCCACTGATCTTTTCCTCGTAGATGTTGAGACACCCGATTTTCTTGAGGGCGTCAGTCTGGAGCGCGAGGCTCTGATCTTCAGTCGAAACACGGGCATAGCCTATAAGTTCGCCTTTGGGCGCTTCAACCTCCGACAATGCGGACTTTCTTAATTCAGTCGGGCGCATGGGTAATTGTATTATTGTACTTGACGGTATCCTGTCAAGGGCGTAGATAGTCCTTACTTAGCCGGGGTATTGAGGCCTCACAAATAGGGTTCGAGTCCCTTGGGCGGTGGCCGTGCCAGCGGTGCTAAAATACTGGCGCTGAATCGAAAAGAGGCCCGAAATGGCGACCAAAGCAGAGATTCGGCGTGAAGAAGGGCGCGAGCGATTCAAGCATATTCTTGAAATCGCCATGGCTGATAAGGATTGCCGCGTAGAACACCCGCGCCCCTGGACCTGCCAAATGATTGTTCACAATGGCCCTCGCGCTCAGTTCTTCGATGCGTTAGGAAAGCCAGTCATGACTGATCCGCTCTATGATCCAGAGGACGCGGCGCAACTTCTTTTCAATATAAACTCAGGACTGTAGAAAGACCCGCGCCATGATCCGCCCGCGTATACTGGCGAAAGTTCTAGCGCACTTGGGCGGCTATTTCTGGCTTCCATGCCCAGTATGTCGTGAGAACTTTGCTGGCTTCGAGATGGGGTGGGAGGCCATGTGGCATGATCGGAACACTGGTACGGGCGTTTGCCCGAAACGGCATTGTCAAAACGTAGCAATCGAGAGCCGCCACCGGGTAGGAATATACCGAGCGAATGAGCCAATTCACACAACACACAATTGAGGCCGCAGGGGACAATGGAATTATGGCCTTCCGACAGCTACCGCATTGCCTCCGGCGATGCGTGCGGCGTGGTGCTGGAAAAGCTGGGAAGATTGGTGCCGGAGCCTGTGCCCGATCCGATCTGGCAACGTCCAATGCGCCATGCGATCTCTCGGACGTTCGAGGCAACGCACGGAATCCGCCTCAAGGATCTGGACACGACCACAAATCACCCACGCCACGACTGGATTGGTGGCGCCTTCGACTACGTGAAGGACGATAATTCTTTCCTGGTCACCTGCAAAAACTACCCTTTGGCGGAAATCCAGAATTTCTCTGGGGAGGGGGAGGAACCTACACTCATACCTGCTCCTGACCGTGCCCAATGCCTTCATCAAGCTATCGCGTTCGGCTGCGATTTCGTCTGGCTCGCGGTCCTGTTCGGAGGTCAGCACTATTGCGATTACCGGCTGTATTTTTCGCCCGAGGAGAAAGAGTCTTGGATCAAGCGGCTGGCCGAGGTGTGGGGCATGATTCAGACCGGCACAATTCCGAGCCCCACGACGCCAGAACAGGCCCGCAAGGTGTGGGCGAGCGACAATGGCGCATGCCGGACGGCGGACAGACGGATCGAGGCCATATGCCACCAGCTCGCGGATTGGAAGCGGGGTAAGAAGGCCCTGGAAGACACGATAGGAACCTTCCAGACCGTGGTCATGGATTACATGCAGGGCGCCGGAACGCTGCTGGCGTCGGATGGTCGGGCGCTGGCGACCTGGAAGAACAGCAAATCGGTGCGTCACTTTGACGCGGACACGTTCAAGGTATCCGCTCCAGAAATGTACGAGTCTTTTGTGGTAGACAGGCCGGGCGGTCGGCGGTTCGTGGTGAAATGAGACCAGCTTGGAAAACCATCCGGGAGTTGAAGCCTGGCCGCGGGTTCTTGGAGTACATCCCACCCGAATTGCGCCCGTTCCTGAAGCGGAAAGACCCCAAATATCCGAGCTACGAGGGGGCGCTCATGATCCCGAAAAAGTTCGGGGGCAAGCGCGTCCATCTCCACGCCTGGACGCACAAGGAGAACGGGTACGTGTTCCTGAATATCTGCATTTCGCAGAAAGGGAGGAAGCTGTTGGTCCCGGAATTGATCCGCTTGGCAATGCCCGCGAGGAAGGCTAGTGAGAGAGTGATTGCACGGGTGATTGCGAGGGAGAAGAAGCTCGCTGCACCGCCGGTCGAGGTTAAGAGAGGGGACATCATATGAGCGAGATGGTCGAACGTGTGGCGCGAATTCTATTCGACGCCAACGAGGGAAAATACGTATTGGAGCGCGAGCCCAAGGCGTGGGAATACGCCACGCCCATAGCACGCCTTTTCTTTGAGACTGTCGCGCGCGCAGCGATAAATGCTATGCGCGAGCCGACTGAGGCGATGCGTGATGCGTGCCACAGATTTGACCAAGAATGCGACTCCAATGTTTATTCCCACATGATTGACACCGCGCTCAAATGACCGGCGCCAAACCCCAAGCCAAGCGCTGGACCAAGTGCGCCGACTGCCCCCAAGAAATCCCGGTCTTTGGCGGACGCAAGCGCTGCCTCGAATGTCAGGACAAGATCATCAAACTCCGCCTCAAACGCAAACACTCAAAGGGGACGATTCATGCAACCTAAGATCTTCATCGCTACGCCCATGTACGGCGGCCAAGCCCACGGCACCTATATGCGCGGCGTGTTCCAACTCTCCGACATCTGCCGCCAGTTAAACTGGCAGACCATGCTCTCCATGCTCTCCAATGAGAGCCTGATCACGCGCGGACGCAATTCCATCGTCCACAATTTCCTCAAGACCGACGCCACCCATCTGTTCTTCGTGGATTCCGATATCGGCTTCAATCCCGGCGAGGTTGCCCCGATGGTGACCGCCGACAAGGACATCATCTGCGGCATCTATCCCAAGAAGGAGATCAACTGGGACGGCGTGCGCGCCGCCGCACTCAACGGTGTGCCGGCCAATGAACTGCGCTTCCATAGCGGCTCATTCGTCATCAATCTGGTCAACTACCAGGGCCACGAAGAGGTGCCGATGGATCAGCCTCTCGAAATCTGGAACGGCGGCACCGGCTTCATGCTCATCAAGCGCGAGGTGTTCGAGCGCATGCGCCCCGCTTGCGCGGTTTACAAGAATGACGTTGTTGACCAATCGGGCGGCATGGCGCAGGGCGAGCCGATCATCGAGTATTTCGACACCAGCATTGAGACGGGCACCGAGCGGCTTCTATCCGAGGATTACCACTTCTGCCACACCTGGCGCACCCGCTGCGGCGGCAAGGTGTACGCAGCGCCGTGGGTCACGCTGACACACACCGGAACCTATACGTTCGAGGGCCGGATGCTTCGCAAGCCTCGCCAGGACGCGCCGCAGGTAGCCGCGGACCCGGCACCGGTCAAGAAGAAGCGGCGAGCGCGGCGAGCTTCGCGTTGATATCGGTATTGAGCTGCTGGTATGCCGCCTCATAGGAAGCCGCGTAGGCTTGAAGCTGGGCGGCTGTGGGGGGCGTCCCGCTGGTGATCGAGTTGTAGAGGGCCACAGCAGTGGGCTCCGCCGCGATCACGCCCTGGACGATCTTGGTGGCGAGTGACAGGGCCGGGGCAACTTCCGGCGCTACCATTTCCACTGCTGTGACCGCGCCGCTGACGTACGGGGCCAGAGAATTGACCACTTCGGTCACGTCGGTGACGATTGTTTCCCAGGTGGGAGTTCCGGTGCTGCTCATTTGGTTGCTCCGATGCTGGCGGAATAGGAGTTGAAGGCTGCGACGGCGGCGTTAAAGCTGGCGAACACCAGCGTCCCGCCTTCCGCGTTCGCCTGCTCCAGTGTCGTAAGCGCGGCGTGGACCGCGTTGGAGTAGGCCTGGAGTTGCTGCAGGGTCGCTTTGGTCGGATTGCCGGTCTTGACGTAGAGATCGACGGCCTGGGTGACGAGGGTGGCCGACTGTTCGGCGTCTGCCAGGGTTGTCACTGCGGCGGGTGCGGCGGTCGAAGTGGTAAGGGCCGTGACGGCGGCAGAGACATTGGCGCAAGAGGAAAGTGGGATCAGGCCGATACCCAGTATGAGGGCAATCGGAAGCATCAAGCGACTTTTCATGGAGGGTCCTTCCCGGCGAATTTGGCGGATATTACCCTAACTAACGCAATCTGCCAACATGGACGGCGGAGAGGCTATCGAATAGCCCGAAAACCTGGAGCAGCCAAAACACCACGGCGATCACGACCACGATATTCATGATGTTCTTGATCTTAGGGTCCATCGGCACATAGGTATTGACGAGCTAGAGCAGTACGCCGATCACGACCAGAACAGCGACTAGATAAAGGATAGACATTTTCTTGCCCTCCTGGGCACCTAATGCAACGGAAACGCGCGGTCGGCCAGAAAGCCGCAAATACCCGTAAGGGCGGCAATCAAGGCGGCAGGGATGTAGCCAATCGACTTGTCCACCTTCGCTTTCACCTCAGCAACGGCGGCCCGTAATTGTCCCCAGCGCTCGGTACACAACACCTCGTGAGAGTCCATCCTCGCACCAACCTTCAACACGGCATCCCGTGCTTCTTGATCCACGCCATCCTCCCCGCCCATAATTCTTGTTGTTGAACGGGAAATCTGTTCACTCTCCCTCAAATTCGCCAACTCATCCGTGACCTTGGTCATCAGCCAAATTTCTTCACAATTTCCGGCATAGTCTCCGCCGTGATGGCCTTTGGTGGCGTGGAGTTAGTGATGGGGACTGGAATAAGATTGCCTGCGGTATCGACCGCCTTACCGCTAGCCACCAGACCCAGCGTGGCGTTCATAGCCACCAACTTGTCCGCATCTGTGATTGCCGCGATATTGTGAGTGCGAAGAATGCCCCATAAAGCAAGCACCCCGCCGCTCAGGGTAGAGATCAGAGCGCCACTGATTAGAAGATTGAGGTTTGGATCGTGAAACCCGTGGGCATTGAGCCACCCGCCGATGATGCCCGTAAGCGCCGCCAAGATGGCAACGAGTCCATAGCGAATAACGGCATCGACCGTTGCGTTCCCGGTTATGACCAAAGCGGAGAATGGGTTCGGTGCGCCGGGGCCGCTCAATTTATCCTCGCATATTCGCCAAAGTATTTTTTGGCTGCTTGAGCATACGCAGCAGCCGCATCCGACTTTTTCTCGAAAAGCCCTAAATGAATATATCGTCCATCTTTTCCTATGTAGGCGCGCCATTTATTTTTGGCCTTATGCCACCCCACACCTTTAAGACCAGATGTGTTGCTTTTTATCAGACCGATATTGCTTCGGTTCTCTGAACCAGTTGCTTCACGAAGGTTGCACAGCCTATTATCCATCGCGTTGCCGTTGATGTGATCAATCTCACAAACCGGCTCTTTCCCATAAACGAGAACCCAAATTATCCTGTGTTCTTGATACAAGACGCGATCAATCCTCACAGCCCTATGGCCCGGCTTCCCTCGCTCGGTTTTGACGCATCCGGCTCTTTGCCCGACTAGCGCCCGACTTCCAAGTTGGACTTTCCAAGTCAGATATCCAGTACTGGGCCGATATTCCAAAAGCTCATTTAGCCGCGCCTGAGACGGCAATGAGATCGGAGATTTATTTCTCGGGCTAGTCACTCGACCACTCTCCGCTCAATAATATCTGAATGTTGCGGTTTTCCCGTTCGGGCACTTGCGAGAACAAGAGGCTTTGGCGCAACGCCATCGCTGCTAACTGCCAGCTTCCCGCGCGCACGTCCGCGAGAAAGTTCAAGAACTTTACCAGCCCGGCGCCGCCGAGTTCGTATGCCATGTCGGTGATGACGGCCCGGCGCGGCTCGTTCAGCGCCCAATAGTCGTTCGACCCCAGATCAAGTTCCGCCTGCATCTGCGCGGTGGCGTAGTCTGCCGTGAACGTGGCGTCCGCTTCTTCTTGCGTCCAAGTCAGGCCTGGAGAAGGTGGGGTGTCGTGTCCCCAGCCAATCTCCCACTTGCCCTTTCTGTCGGGCTGCGCGGTTAGCACGCAATTTTCGTTGAGGCGCGTGAGGTCTTGTCCGGACGCGATCATGCAACGCTCGGCAGAAGTTCGACGGTGGTGTTCATTTGGACAAGATTATTTGTCGCAGGTGTTGCGTTTGTAAGCACGGTGGCAACTGTTTGTGCCATGGTAGTATCAGCCGTCGTAGAGGTTAGTGCATTTGTTGAGGGAGCCCCAATCCCACCCGATGCACCAGAGCTAAACATTCCATATTGCACGCCTGTCACTCCGGCGTTCTTTATGCCAGCCATGACCACATAGGAAGCGCTCGTAGTGAATGTGTCAGTAGTAAGCTGAGACCCAGCCCAGGTGATAGTCTGCGTTTTATTTGCCGCAGAATTTGTATAGGAGATTGCGCTTGTTATACGAAGACCGCCGTTCAGACCAAGTGTATTTCCGGCAACAGAAAGCTGATACGCAGTAATCGCGCTGCTCGATCCCGTATATGAAACAGGGCTTGCAGTTACAAACGGGGTCGGGGATGCTGGAATAACTGGCGTGCCAGTAGTGTACGTGTTGTTATAAACAATGAACGCCGTCGTGGTTGAAAAGACGGTGTAATACCACCCAGCAGCCACACCTGTAGCAATCGCGTTCGCAGCAAAATAAGCATAGCAATTTGTTATTGCCGGAGTCGCGGCTAGGGCCGTGCTCAGCGTCCCCACGCCATTGGCGACCATAAGGCCAGAGCCGGGCATGACCATCGGCAAGCCTTGGTTGCCCAAGATCATCGGCATACCGAGAGACTGCGCCGCACCTATTGCGGTAGTTGCGCCCGTGCCACCGTTGGCGATGGCTAACGTTCCAGTAAAATCGTTGGCATTTGGGAAGAGGGATTTGAGCATCGGTCAGGCCCCATCTCCTGGAGTCACATAAACAACTGCCGTCCCGCTCGACGTAATGCCGGTGAAGAAAAAATTCGGACCGAATGACCACACAAGGGTAGCGCCAGGTGCTAGGGGTATCGACGGAGCGCTATTTGCTCCTGGGATCAGGGCATTCGCTACTGCGGTTGCGTTGCTCGTTCCGGCCCCGACATGCACAACCACATTGCCGAGGTTGACGAACTCGTAGTTGTTCGCGCCGGGCGTGGTCGAGTTTGCTTGGACGGCATTTGGTGCCGCCACATTGGCGGTGAACGTGACGGTGTTCCCCATCGGGGAAAATGGCGCGCTAACGCTCATTTGATCCTCGAACTTCTGCCCTTCGGGCTCCACATCTTGTCAACGCCCGGCGCAACTCCGGCGGTCGTGGCCGAGCGTTTCTCCCCCGGCCCGTTGAAATGGATCACCGACCGGAAGCCGAGCGGATTGAACCCGCCCTCTTTGTAGCGCGGCGCATCCAGATATTCGTCACTGGGCTTCTGGGGCCGGATTGGGTTTGTCATGGCCTTTGGTCCTTTCTTTGAAAAGTGCCGGGAGGAATACGCAGAGTGCGAAGAACGCCGCCATACTGCATCTCATCCAGGTCGGGTCTATCATGGCCCACGCCGCGAGCGTGAACGCCATGAACAGTGCTGTGATCGTGATAAGGCGGTCGCTTAGGGCGCCTCTTATGATGCCGATTACGAGTTTGATGTCCATGTTTGTCCCCAGTCATTTTGCCTCCTCCTCTTCATCGGGTAGGGTCTGGAAGCCGGAGCCCCACTCGTCATCGCTGATCTTCTGCTTGATCTTCTCCAAGGCCAAGGCGCGGTCGATCACACGCAACTTGTCGAGCAGCTTTCCCTCGCCCGCCTCCTTGGTGACTTGCGTCAGAAGGTCGGCAATGGCTTTTTCAAGTTCCGGCGAGATGCCCTTGGATTTCTTCGCGGTCACATGTGCCTCATAATGTCGGTGCCCAGCCCGGCGATTGCGCCAAGGCCAAGCATCTTGCCGCCAAATTTGGTCCGTTCCGCCGCCTTCATCTCCTTCGCCGCCGCCTCAAGCTGTTTCTTCACAGCGGGCACTTCCTGCAGCCAGTCGTTGTTCTTGCTGATGTATTTCTCGATATCGGCGGAGGTCTGAGCGTTGGCGAGTTGATTGACGGCATGGCTGCGCGCGGCCTGTTCGACAAACTTATCATCGCCACCCGTCAGCGCCTTCAACTCGGTGATGCTGCGGCGGCTCTTGAAAAACGTGGTGGGGATTTGCGCCGGATCGGTCTTTGCCATTTCCGGCAGGAACTCATCCGCCTTGGCCGTGACCTTCTTGCCCATCGCCGTGTTGAAGCGATTTATCGGCTCGGAAAGCTCCCTGTAGCCGGTATCGGCGGCGTCGAACTCTTTGCCCACGAACTTCTGGATGGACGCCTTCAAGAGCCCGCTAATGTCGCGCGCCGTGCGCTCGGAGATCGCTTCTGCCCCTTTCACATCGTAGCCGTTGGCGATGTCGTTGAGGAAACGGCGCTCTTTCTCCAACGCCCCGATGCCCAGTGCTGCGGCGCGGTCGTTTTTGCCAAGTTCTTTGGAAACGCCGGCCACTCTTTTGAAGGCCTCGTTTAGCGCCTTGGCGTCATCGGGCGAGAGGTCGCCGCCAGCCGCCTTCTCGCCGTAGTATCGCTGCAGCGACTGCTTGTAGTCAGCGAGGATGTCGCCTTCCTGCTTTTTCCCGGCGTCCAGGTAAGTTTTATAGAGGTCCTGAGCCTTGCCGCTGCGCTTGCCGAGCAGCGACTTGAGGTTGCCGGAGATTTTCTTCTCGATGGATTCGCCAACATCGCTTACAGTAGAGGGCTTTGTGATCTTCGAGATCACGCGGTTCGGCTTCAGGGCCGTCTTGGCGACATCGACCACCTTGCCCCCGGCCCTGGCGATGGAAGGGGCGTTATCGACCACTGAGCGCCCGAGCTGGTACAGCCCGGCCCCGGCCATCGGAATATCCACAGCCGCGCGCCCGGCCAAGCTTGCCGTGGGGTGTTCGGCGGTTTCCTTGTCCGTCCCAGCGGTCGCCTTGTCGCCCAGCTTTCCCATTCCCAGATAGCCTGCAACACCGCCACCAAGGCCACCCAAGACGCCGCCCGCAAGGGTGCCCAGAGGCCCGCCGAAGGAGCCCAGTGCAGCACCACCCTCCGCGCCCAATTCGCCGCCAGCCAGCGCGCCGGTTGTCCGCAGCCCCTCTTTGGCCGCTGACAGGCCGAACGTCTTTGCTGCACCGCCAAAATCCGATTTTCCTTGGGGGCCGGACGGGGCTCTCAAATGGTCCGGCAAATCTCCGGCGGGCACCGAATTATTCGGCAGATCGCTGGCGGGGACGGCAACCATCACTGGTACTCCCACTGGCCGTTGCGGAATATGATGGGTTTGCCACTCTTGGACTTGGACGTTTGCCCTTCTTGGGGACCGTCGGTCGCACCCCCTTTATGATGCTCTGCAGCATCCGCCGCGCGCCGCGCAACATGCATTTCCTGCTTAAACGCGGTCACCGCGGCCTGTAAATTGGCCGGGCTGTCCGCCGTGGTGAGCAGGGAGTGGGCCGCAGCGCGTTTGTCCACATCCGTACCGCCCCGAGCCGCCAGCACGTCATAGGCATTGAGGAGCGATAGGATCCGGACCTTGAGGGTGCGCAAATTCGGGTCTTGAAGTTGGTTTTCCGAGGCGGCCAACAGTTTGTTGATAGGCAAAAAGCTCCCGCGCGGAACTTTGTTGGCGCTCTGCATGACAAGATCGCCCATCGGGCCGATTTCGTTCTCGGCCACAGCGACACGGCCCGCAATAGTGGCCGCGATCTGGGTTTCCTTGAGTTCGGCCTTGAGGTCGATCTGCCCGGCCTTGATCATTTCGGCAATTTCGTCCGGGGACTTGCCAGGGTGGCGCGCCAGTAGGCCGGCGTAAAGAGCCGTCTGTTGCTGGCGGGAGCGCAGGCCGGTCGGTAGAGACACACCGCGCTCCGCGAGAGCGGCCATAAGATCGCCTGCTTCCGGCGAGAATCCCGCCTTCTGCTGGTCATCCTTATCGCCCTGTATTCCCCACCGTATTTGGGCGGTCAGGTTTGCCATGGCAACCTTCGTGTCGATATCCGCCTGCTTGTTGGTCATCTGCTCGGTAATCTTGAGAATATCGTCGGCTTGCTTCTGGGTCGATTGCGCCCCGGCGTATTTGGTGCGCGCTGCCAGCACGTCCGCATTGGCCTCAGTCAAAAGGCTTTGAAGATATTTGCCTTGGGCGGTCGGGACGCCCAGCTTTACCGCGTCCTCCTCGTAGGTCTTATAGAGGTCGCGCACCTGCTCGGCCTTGGATTTCAGGTAGCCCGCGTTCTCGTCATAGATTTGCTTCTGGCGGGCCACCTCCATCTGATCGCCCTTGGACCAACCGTTGAGCATCCCGGTAAGCGCGGCTTGGGCGTTCGCCGCCGACGCGGTGGTGCGCTTGCCGCCCAGAAAGGCCCCAAGCATGCCCACCATGGTGAAGAGGCCCGCCATGTTGCCGAGCGTGTTTTCATCGGGCTTGAAGGTGCCGGGATCCAGCGCGCCCAGCTTTCCCGCCTCCTCCTGATGCAGCCCGGAAACATATTTGCTCTGCTCGCCCTGGTACTTGCCTTGGACGGTGGCGAGGCGGCCCTCCGCCGCGCCTTGCGCGGATGCAGCTTCGCTTGCCGCCCGGTCTGCGTCGGTCACGCCGGCGGCGGCCTTCCCTAGATCGAAGCCGGGCGCGGGCGCGGGGCTCTTGATCTGCGGAGCAGGCTTCTTCGGTGCCGCCGTGGGGTAGGCGGGCATGTCGGTGGACAGGGCCGCGTCGAGCGCCATTTACGCCCCCACCCTGATTGTGGTTGGCGTGGCGAGCCCGGAGATCGAAGCCGCCATTTGCGCTAGCGAAGTGAAGAAGTTCGTGGTGTTGGTCTGATTGGCGACATTGGCCTGATACCCCTGGAGGTAAGCCTCCTGGAGATAGCTATCCGCCGCCTGCAAGATGTTGAGCGCCTGGGTCAATTGGCCCTGCAAGAGGGTGGCGAACGTCCCGGAGATCGCCTGCGCCGCCTGCTGGGCGGATACCGCACCCATGGCCTGGCCCTGCCCGAGTTGTGCCTGGACCGCCTGAAGAGCTTGGAGGCTCTGAGGGTTAAGACCGCCTGAGAGCGTTTGCGACAATTCCTGGTTGCCGATATTCGCCAAGGGCTGGCCAAGCGCGGCGATGTTCGATTCGAGGCCTGCCGCCTGCTTCCCGGCCTTGGCGTTGTTGAGCGCCCCGAACACGCCGAGGCCGCCCAATCCCAAGGCGCTCAGAAGCGTCGAGTTGTTCCCTAGCCAGTCCTTGGTCTTTTGGCTGAAGCTCTCCTGTGGAATCTCTGCCTGGGGCGTGACGGTGACGGGCGACAGGGCTGGCGCTGTTTGCGTGCCTTGGACGGTCACGGACTCCGGCGCCGCGCTGGCCGTTGGAGCGACGGCGGGCGTCGGAGCCGGAATGGTCGCCTGAGGCGTCACCTGGACCGGGGACAAGGTTGGGTCCAAGACAGATGGCGTCACCTGGACCGGCGCGGGCGGGGCGTTCGCGGTCGAAGTGACGGTTTCGGGCGCGTTGTTGGACGATGCGCCGCCGGGGGCCGAGATTGTCGGCGGCGGTGCAGAAATCGCGGGTGCGGTCGGCGCGGGGGCGCTCGACACCACAGTTTCTGGGGCGATGGCGGGCGCAGCGCTAACCTGCGGCGTCACCTCCACGGGGGCCAGCGGATCATCGTCAAATTCGAGAAGCCCAGTCCTGGGATTGCGTGAGCCCCGCCCGCCGCGCGCCTTGAGCAACGCAGCTTCGGCGGGCGTAATGTGGGCCAGGAGCCGGTCCTTGCCGCGTCCGCTCGCCTGCAGCATCTTCGCCACAGACGGCATATCGGTCCCAAGGGCTGATCTGAGATGATGCCGGGCCATCAAGATTGTCCTGTGCGAAGCGAAGCGATATTCCAGGCATTGTACTTGCTTCCGCCCGGAGCACCAAATAGTGGCCCGCCGGGCGAATAGATCGAGGTCGAGCCCGTAGAGCCGATGGCCGCTTGTGCCGCGGGCGAGAGCGCCGCGCTTGGCCCGGAGGCTGCGCCAGCTGGAGCCGATGCACTCCCTCCTGCCCCACCGCCGCCGGCAGAGGCCCCGCCCACACTGGGCACGGTGCTGACACCGCCGCCTCCATCGGAGTATTGGTGCCCCTGCGGAAACAGTAGGGCGAACAACCCCGCTTCTAATGCGCCCTTTTCCAGCGTCTTGACGCCTTGGTCGTTCAGCAAAGAAGGCGCGGAAACTGCTGGGTCTGGTTTCTTTTCTGCAGACGGCTGCGTCATCTCTGCCCCGGTCGCAGGATTCGTGAGATCGGATGGCGTAATGACAGGGGCTGTGGCGCTGATAGACGGCCCCTGCGTAGCGTCCCCCGTCACTACCGCCGTATTTTCAGGCAGAGCAGATGTCGCGCTTTGTGGAATTGATGCAGGCGGCGTCACCTGAACGGGCGCGAGCGGGTCGTTTACCGGAGGGGTGACTTGGACCGGGGCCAGCGGGTCGGTCACCGATGCTGGCGGAGTGACGGTGACGGGGGCCAAATTCTGATCGAGGACAGACGGCGTAACGGTGACGGGGTTAAGATCGCCCCCCAACCCGCCAGGCGTTTCTCTGTTGGAAAGGAGGCCATTGATCTGGCCACCCGCATAGCTTCCAGCGCCCGCCGTCAGACCGTATTCCAGCGCTTTACCGAGAGGAACGCCCTGCGCCAAGGTCGAGCCGGTTGTGACGACGCCGCTGGCGATGGCCTGAGCCGCATCGGTGGAAAGACCCGTTGCGTCGGCAATTTCAGGGGTGAGGCCCGCCGTCAACCCGCCCGTGGCCGCGCCGTAGAGCAGACCCTTGGAAACACTGGTGCCGCCAGCCACTGCGGTGCCCGCGCCCGCCACCGCGCCCACAGCCGCACC